GACCTGTACAGCATCGTCATGGCGAATCCGGCGTTCGCGGCGCACAGCCTGGAGTACCGCGCGGAGGACGAGGCGGGGAACGTGCTGATGCCGGAGATGTTCGACCGTCGGCTGCTGGACGAGATCAAGGCGGAGATGGGGACGACGCTGTACGCCTTGTGGTATCTGAACGTGCCGATCGACACGACGGAGCTGGTGTTCAACCCGCAGGACGAGAACTTCTACGAGGAAGCGCCTTCGCCGGAGGGCCTGCGGGTGTACTCGGCGATCGACGTGGCGGCGAGCACGAGCAAGGACGCGGACAACACGGCGATCGTGACGGTGGGGGTGGACGGTGCGGGGCAGTGCCTGGTGCTGGACGAGCAGTACGGGCGCTGGGAGCCGATGGAGACGATCCAGCGGCTGTTCTGGGTGCAGCGGACGTTCCGCCCGATCAGCGTGGGGGTGGAGAAGGCGGCGTTCCAGGTGTTCTTCGTGAAGATTCTGCCGTACTTCGAGCAGGAGATGGGGGAGCGGCTGAACATCCGGGAGATGACGCGGGGTTCGAGCAAGGAGCTGCGGATTCTGCGGCTGCAGCCGTATGTGGAGAACCGTCGGCTGAAGTTCCCGCGGGGGGGCGCGAAGAACCTGCTGCGGGAGATGCGGGACTTCCGGATGTCGCAGCGGCGGCGTGGGCACGACGACGCGCTGGACGCCTGCGCGGACGCGTGCCAGCTGGCGGGGCTGGGGGGCGCGGTGCGGACGGAGGCGCCTGCGGAGCGGGCGCGGCGGCGTTGGACGGCGGACGAGGTGGCGCAGTGGTGGCGGCGTGAGCGGATGGACCCGGAGAAGGCCATCGCTCGGGAGGTTGCGGCGGCGGAGGGCGGTCCTGCGGACGGCCAGATGCGTGCGCGGCGGTATCATTACCTGGAGCGGGCGGGGTCGAGCTGACCCCCGGCCGGTCGCGGTGCGCGGTTCCGGGACAACCGGGACGGGCGGGCGCGGCCGGCCCCCCTTGATCGGCGGGCGGGATGGACGAGACGGCGGAGCGGGGCGTGGACAGCGCGGCGAGCCGGCCGCAGAGTGTGGCGTACTGGCAGCGCCAGATACGGCGGGGGCTGTCGCATCGCCGCGAGAAGGCGGGGGACGCGGACTGGTCCACGTGGGAGGACTACTACGAGTTCCGGCACCCGGGCGCGCGTCTGAGCATGAACTACACGTTCGCGCTGATCCGGGGGATGGTGCCGCGGGTGTACTTCAAGAATCCGCGGGTGACGGTGCGGGGGCGGTATCCGGGGCTGGCGGGGCTGGCGCGGATCAACGAGCGGGTGGCGAACTGGCTGGCGGGTCCGATGGGCCTGGCGTGGCAGATGAAGCGGGCGATTCTGCACGCGGGGCTGTACGGGACGGGGATCGTGAAGATGGGGTACGACTCTCCGTCTCCGGTGCGGGAGGAGGACTTCCTGGGGGTGGTGGAGACGCCCGAGGGTGTGGCGGACCTCCGGCACGAGACGCTGCGGCAGTACGACCGCCGGACGATGGAGCGGATCGCGTATCACCAGAACGTGCGGCCGGGGCTGCCGTGGGCGCTGGCGGTGCATCCTCGGGACGTGGTGATCGACCCCGACTGCGAGGACGTGCGGGGCGCGCGGTGGGTGGCGCACCGTTTCCGCCGGAACCATCTGGACGCGCTGGCGGACGAGGGGTGGGACACGCGGGGGCTGCAGCCGACGCATCAGACCGACTCGGCGAAGCTGGAGGACGGGGAGTCGGGCGCGCCGAACGATCCGCGGTACGAGGATCCGACGACGCGGGTGGTGGAGCTGTGGGAGGTGTCGGACCTGAAGACGCAGAAGGTGTTCATCGTGGGTCTGGACCACGACCGGTTCGTGTACGAGGCGGAGGACCCGCTTCTGGCGTCGGGGCTGAACTACCAGTTCGTCGTGTTCAACGACCGGCCGAACAGCCCGTGGGGGATCAGCGACGTCCAGGTGGTGCATCAGCAGCAGATGGAGTTGAACAGCGTCCGCGAGGCGCAGAAGGCGTACAGGATCCTGCACAAGCTGCGGCTTCTGATGCGGAAGGGTGCGCTGAGCAAGGAGCAGCTGGACAAACTTTCGAGCGGGGACTTCGTGGGCGTTCTGGAGGTGGACGACGACGCGCGGCAGCCGCTGAAGGACCTGATGGCGCCGCTGAACTTCTCGATGCCCGCGGACCTGAGCGGCTGGGCGCGGGAGCTTCGGGACGACATGAGCGAGCTTGCGGGCCTGGGGCGGAACCAGATGGGGATGTTCGCGCAGGGTTCGCAGGGGGGCGCGGGTCGGGCGACGGCGACGGAGGCGAGCATCGTTCAGGCGAACAGCGAGATTCGGGTGGACGAGCGCCGGGTGGTGGTGGCGGAGGTGTACACGGCGGTGATGCGGCGGGCGCTGCAATGCGTGTGGTCGTTCTGGGAGAGCCCGCAGGTGGCACGGGTGTCGGGTCCGGACGGGGCGCTGTACTGGGTGCAGTACACGGGGCGGGAGATTCGCGGGGAGTACGACCTGGAGGTGGAGGCGGAGGACGCGGCGCTTCTGACGCGGGAGGTGCGGCGCGCGCAGGCGAACGACGCCTTCGACCGTCTGGTGGGGCTTCCGCCGGAGCTGGTGCGGCACGACGAGCTGGTGCGCCAGTGGGTGGAGGGGTACGAGTTCCTGGACGCGGACCGTCTGCTGCAGGCGCCTGCGGGCCTGGCGGGTCCGATGGGTGCGGGGGAGTTCGCGCAGATGTACGAGGGTGGCGGCCCGGGCGTCGGTCCGGAGGGGGGCGCGCCGCTGCTCGACATGGTTCCGGCGGGGATGTGAGGCGATGCCGACGTACGACTACTGGTGTCCGGCGTGCGGGCGTCCTGCGGAGCGGCGGTGCGAGATTGCGAAGCGCGACGCGCAGGAGTGCGGGTGCGGCTCGCGGCTGCGGCGGGTGCTGAGCGCGCCGCGGCTGGACCTGTTCGGGGAGCGGGAGTTCTGGCTGGAGGGTGCGCGGCCGGAGGGCCGGGTGGTGGTGCGGAGCAAGCGGCAGCTGCACGAGGAGTGCCGGAAGCGGGGGAAGGTGGTGCTGGGCGAGATGGAGTTTACGTGAGGTGAAGACGATGGACGCGAAGATCGTGGTGGTGAAGGCGGCGGGTGGCTCGCACGGGGTGGAGTTTTCTGGGACGTGGTCGATGCGGGAGCTGGACCGGGTGTACCGGGCGATGCAGCTGGGGCTGCGCGGGCATCACCTGGCGGAGCGGATGCGCGCGGCGGCGGGGATGCAGGAGGGGGCGGCGGACGCGGCGGGCGGCGCGGCCGGCGGCGCGTCGGACGGCGCGGACGGACACGGACGGGGGCGGACGGACACGGACGCGGCGGACGGCGCGGACGGACACGGACGGGGGCGGACGGACACGGACGCGGCGGACGCTTCGGACGGGGCGCTGGACGTTGGGGACGGCGGGATGGGGTCGTTGGGGGCTTCGGACGCGCCGTCGGTGTGGGACGGGTTGCTGGAGGGCCGCGCCGCGGGTGCGGCGCAGGAGCAGGAGGGCCGCGGCGGCGCGGCGAAGGAGCGCAAGGGCCGCGACGGTGCGGCGAAGGCGAAGGAGGGCGACGATGACGCTGGGTGAAGAGCTGCGGCAGGATTTGGCGACGGCGGACGGCGCGGCGGGCGACGGCGCGGACGGCGCGGACGGCGCGTCGGAGGCGGGCGCGGGCGGCGCGGCGGGGGCGGGCGCGGACGGCGCGGCGGAGGCGGGCGCGGACGGCGCGGCGGACGGCGCGGCGGACGGACACGGACGGACACGGACGGGCACGGACGGCGGCGGGGAAACGGCGGACGGCGGCGCGGCGGACGGGGCGGCGGGGCAGGACGGCGCGGCGGCGGACGACGGCGCGGAGTTGTCGGTGGACGAGTTCCTGGATCAGTTGTACGCGGACGTGTGGCCGCAAGCGCGCGCGCCGGGCCAGGCGCGGGAGGACAAACCAACGGCTCCGTCGGCTCCGCCGGCGGGCGCGCAGGCGGCATCGGAGGGTTCGCAGCCGGCTTCGTGGGAGGTGGTGGCGGAGCGGTACGCGGACGATCCGGAGACGGCGGCGATGTTCCGGGAGTTCGGGAAGGCGATGCAGGAGATTCCGGAGCTTCGGCGGCAGCTGGAGCATTACCGGACGATGGCGCAGAAGGTGGAGTTCATCCAGGCGGCGCGGCCGTATGAAGAGCGCTGCCGGAAGAAGTTTCCGGACTGGCAGAAGGTGGGCAAGCGGGTGTGGGCGTTGGCGATGGAGAAGAATCTGACCGAGGACCAGGCGTACGCGCTGGTGAAGCTGGAGCGCGGGGAGACGCGGCTGAGTCCGCCTGCGTCGGCGGAACGGCAGGAGGCGGCCTCGCCGCCGGTGCGTGCGGCGCGGACGGTGCGTCCGAGCCCGGAGCACGCGGACGCCTCGGAGGATGTGACGAGCATCCGGGACGGCGTGGCGGCGGCGGTGGCGGAGGCGAAGCGAAACAAGATAGGCATCTTCGGCTGACGGGATCGGCCGGCAGGAGGACGGACAGATGGCAGACACGAGCGTAACCGTAACCTACGACCACGTCTACGCGGCGACCGCCGAGAAGACGACGAAGGTTGCGCACCGGCAGGTGTTCTACAAGCACCCGCTGATGTACTGGCTGGACAAGGTGCGTCCCAAGGGGGGGCGCAAGGAGGACGGCTCGGGCCGGGACGGGAAGATCGAGCGGCGCGTCACGAAGACGCGGGTGTACGGGACCAAGACGTGGGGCCGCGGCACGACGTTCGACAGCAACGACCCGGAGCTGTACACCATCGCGAAGTACCGGTACGGGCAGCTGGGCATGCCGCTGACCCGGTACTACGAGGACGAGCTGGAGAACTCGGGCGAGGCGCAGATCATCAACGAGGTGACGGACAAGATGTCCGTGGCCCTGGACTCGATGCGGGAGGACGTGGCGCTGCAGATGGTGGAGACCACGCCGGGTACGCGGCACCTGTGGGGTCCGCTGTACTACGTGCGGGAGGACCCGACGGCGGACCTGTCCATCGCGGAGATCAACCAGAGCACGAACACGTGGTGGCGCAACCAGACGTCGAACATGACGGGTCTGGCGGCGGTGAGCCACCTGGACAAGTACATGTTCGACCTGATGCTGACGTGCGGGCAGTGGGGCAGCATCGACTACATCATCTGCTCGACGGACGTGTTCAGCCTGTACAACGACGTGACGACGGACGACCGGATCATCACGTCGAACGCGATGGGCGACGCGGCGTTCAAGAAGCTGGGGTACAAGGGCATCCCGCTGGTGGTGGACTACGACTTCCCGAGCGGGACGCTGCTGATGGTCGATTCGAGCGCGTGGGAGTGGCAGCCGGACCCGCGGTGCTACTTCAAGTGGCAGAAGTTCGAGCGTCTGCCGAACGGGGTGGACAAGCAGGCGCAGTTGCTGGTCCGGGCGCAGCTTCTCTGCACGAAGCGTCGGAGCCAGGGGATTCTCTACAACATCGCCGCGTAGGCGGCGGGGCGGGGCGGGCGCTTCGGGGACGGGGCGTCCGCCCGCCGGGACGACGGGCCGGAGGGTCCGCACGGATAGGAGAGAGACACGATGACGGTACCGAGAAACCGCCGGGCGACGAGCCTGGTGACCATGCCGGCGCACGGCGTGTACGAGGAGAGCGCGACGCGGGAGCACGAGCTGGGGAGCGTGCTGTTCCTGGACGGGAACGAGTACCGCTACGCGAAGGCGAGCGAGGCGCTGAGCCCCGGCAAGCTGGCGACGGTTGTGGTGGACAGCGACCGCGAGGACACGGTGACGGTGGCGCACGGCATCGGGACGCGGAAGGTGACGGTGACGGCGGCGAGCGCGATCACGGCGAACCAGTACCAGGACGGGTTCCTGGTGGTGAACGACGGGACGGGCGCCGGGCGGAAGTACTGCGTCGAGAGCCACCCGGCCATCGGCAACGGCGAGACGGGCGAGATCACGCTGAAGGATCCGCTGGACGCGGCGTGGGCCGTGGCGGACACGGACGTGACCCTGTACACGAGCATGTACGTCGTGCAGGAGAGCAACACGGGCCAGAAGGAGTGCCCGATGGGCGTGCCGGAGATTTCCGTGACGAGCGGATACTATTTCTGGCTCCAGGTCCGGGGGTTCCTGCAGATTCTGACGGACGAGGTGTTCGGCGACGCGACCAACGGACGCGTCGCGACCATCGGCTCCTCGACCGCCGGCTCGGTGGAGGCGCAGGACGCCCAGGGCGAGACGATCGCCGCGCAGGTGTACCTGGCGGGCGACACGACGGACGCGGAGTACCATCCGTTCGTGCGGTGACGCGGACGGACACGGACGGGCGCGGACGGGCACGGACGGATGGGGACGTGCGCGGACGGCGGTGAGACAGGGCGACGCCCCCCCCGGCGAGGGCCGGGGGGGCGAGGAGGCGAGAGATGGCGGCATATGCGGCGACGTTTGAGCTGGCGGCGTGGGAGAAGCACGCGGAGCGGCACCCTGTGAGCAACGTGCGGCACATCCGCGGCACGGTGAACCTGACGAACTACAACAGCACGCTGGCGGAGATCAGCGACATCACGAAGCACTTCCGCAAGCCGACGACGGTCATCGTGAAGGCGTCGGCGGTGACGAGCAACGGGTACATGGTGAACTGGGTGGCGGCGAGCAAGGCGTTCAAGGCGTGGCGGACGCGGCTGAGCCACAGCGTGGACGGCCCGCTGATCGAGGCGGCGAACGACACGAACATCGGGACGTTCACGATCCACGCCATCGGGGAGTGACGCCATGCCGTCCGTGCAGGCGGAGATCGCGGCGGCGGTAAAGGCGGCGGAGCGCAGCCTGGCGGACGAGGCGGCGGGCCGCGGGCCGCGGAGCGGCCTGCGGGTTCCGGTGACGGTGGTGGTGATGGGCCGGGACTACGGGCGGTATCTGGGCGACTGCCTGGCGAGCGTGGGGCGGCTGGACCCCGCGCCCGCGCAGGTGGTGTACGTGGACAACGGGTCGGCGGACGACAGCCTGACCGTGGCGACGCGGGCGGGCGTGGAGTGGACGCGGCTTCGTGTGGGCGGGACGCCGGGGGCGGCGCGCAACCGCGGGGCGGAGGCGGCGCGGAGCCCGTGGCTGGTGTTCCTGGACGCGGACGACCTGGTGCCTACGGACTACCTGGGCGCGCTGTACGCCGAGGCGGCGGACGGCGTGGACGTGGTGTACCCCCGGGTGGTGCGGTTCGGGGTGGAGCGTGGCCTGGGTCCGTTCCTGCCGGAGGCGTCGCGGGGGGACCTGCTGGAGGGGAACTGGATTCCCGTGGCGTCGCTGGTGCGGCGGGAGGCGTTCGACGCGGCGGGCGGCTGGGGGGACGAGCCGTACTATCAGGACTGGGCTCTGTGGCTGGCGATGCAGCGGGGGGGCGGGCGGCTGGTTGGCGCGGGGGACGCGCGGCTTCTGGTGCGGACGCATCCGGGGAGCCTGACGAGCCAGGTGCGGTCGCACCTTCCGGGGTACCAGTCGGTGCTTCGCTCGCAGCCGCTGACGGTGTTCAGCGCGTTCGGCCCGGACCGTCCGTGGCTGGTGGAGGCGCACTGCAGGCGTCTGCTGGCGTTCGCGCACCGCAGGCCTGGGGCGCAGCATGTGCTGGTGGACAACACGTGCGACGGCGCGGCCTCGGCCTCGCTGCGGCGGTACGCGGGGCTGCTGGAGGTGTCTCCGGAGGACTTCCTGGAGGACCGGGAGCGGGTGTCGTGGTCCACGCCTGCGGAGCGCGCGGCGCGGGTTCCCCGGAAGATGG